CACATAATACACATATTATATAATTATATATAAATAATACCTAGTCATTAATCATATAATTAATGCTAATAAATCACTTATATATTTAGTTAAAAATAATCTAATTAACATCTATACATTTAAGCTAATTAGGTGTATAATAGACACATATTAATTAATCACAAGATATTCAATAAGCACATCAGAGAATCAGCTAGTCGGCTGAATAAATTCCAAAAAAATTTTTAAAAAATAAAAAAGAGTTAGGAGTTATAAATGCAGGGCAATGAATACCAAAAATTGGCTATGCGTACTAACGATAAAATGGCTCATCATAGATTAAGTACTGAATTAACTAGTAAGCTTCCACTTAGTCCTCTAACAGAAAACAATGCTAAGTGTAGCAACATAAATGACATAGCAGAGCTTCTTAATGGTGCCTTAGGTTTAACTGGCGAAGCTGGTGAAGTATCAGACCTTGTTAAAAAAGGCATATTCCACGAAAAGGGAATAGACTTAGAGCATCTTAAGAAAGAGTGCGGCGATGTAATGTGGTACGTTGCTATGATTTGTGAAGCTTGTGGCTTTAATCTTGATGATGTAATGCAAACAAACATAGATAAGCTTATAGCACGTTATCCGGACGGTTTTGACACTTACAGAGCTAATCACAGACAGGCAGGTGATAAATAATGGGTAATCAGGATAAGCACTGTTACCAGTGCAAACATAGACATAAGTTATATTGTGAAAAGCCTTGTAATGCCTGTAATGGCAATCCAAATGTTGTAAAAGGCAAGGATAACTTCACAGAGCTTGAAACAGCAAATAAAAATGCAGTACTCTTTGAAACAAAAGAATAGCATATTGCCCCTTAGCCAAGTGGTCAAGGCACCGGACTTTGATTCCGTTAGCGTGGGTTCGAATCCCACAGGGGTAGTTCAAGTGTTTAATTACACTTGTGCCTTTACAGGACTTATTGGTTTACTAGCATTAAGCCCTCCTTTCACCTCATAGCGAGAGCTGTTAAGGACTGTCAGATAGTCCGTGAGGTTTTGCGTATTATAAATACGCAAATAAAATTAAGTTATACCTATAGCGCAGCAGTTATCTGTATGGATAGACAGCGAGCGAAGCTACTTTCTTTGAGCCCAACTGCACGGGTAGAATGACATCCAAGCTTTGCCACGACCTGTTATAGGTGTCATAGCCTATACTGCTATTAAGACTAGCATTGTTTTTCAGTATCAACTATCCACCTTAATCGAAACATTTTCACAATGCTAGTCTTTTAAAACGATATGGAGAAGCGGCAACGATTGGCGGTGTTGCGGCAGACTGTAAATCTGTTCCCTTGCGGTAAACATTGTAGGTTCAATTCCTATCTTCTCCACTTTGCCGATATGGGATAAAAGTATTCCAGTAGCTTGCTAAGCTATCCAACAGAAATGTTGTTCGTGTTCAATTCACGATATCGGCGTTTTGAAAGCACTTCTTGGGTCTGCGTGCATAATGTTGTTTGCAGACTTATCCTAGGTTAAGAGGTGTGAGTAAGTTGATGTGTGGCGGAATGGGTAAACGCTAATAGCAGATAGAATGAGCTAGTGGTTCGAATCCACCATAGCATAACCACAGGGGAATACCTGATTGCTAGGGGCTTGAAAGGACAGGAGTGCTTGTTTATGTGTGGTTCAAATCCACACCACATCAAGCGGTCGGGTAGCTCCCGAATAAGCAGGCGTTGCAGTAATCCCTGCTGAATAATTAAAATGTCAATAGCGGTTGCTTAAGTGCTAGGTAGTCGTAATGTTGTGCCACAAAAACTTCCCGCTATTGAAAACTGTACAACGGATAGTAGTTCAGATGGGAGTAACGCTTGATTTATTCAAGTAGTCACAGGTTCAAGTCCTGTCTATCCGATTACAACAAACTAGCTCGACGGAGCGAAAAGCACAAGCCTTAGTGCCTGTTTGTTGTTTTGTTAATAAGGCAGTTATCAGAAAGGCAGGTAATAAATATTATGAATTTTGCAGAAAATGAAAATTCAAGAATACTTCCTAATATTCAAAGCCCTATAATCTATTTTCTTATGGATGAGGATGAGGTTGTTTATGTTGGACAATCTAAAATAGGATTAGCAAGACCATATTCACATAAAGATAAAAAATTCACCAAAATAGCAATTATTAATTGTAAAGAAAGTGAATTGGATGATAAAGAAACAGAATTTATCAAAAAATATAAGCCGAAATATAACAAGAAAGCAGGAAATAGTGATTATTCATACACTAGAATAAAAACAATAATCAAAAGTCAAACGAATATTCGTAACTTTAATGTGTATGATGTAAGAAAGCTTGTGACAAAACTTGGATTGAAAACTCATATTTTCAATGGGAGCATTTATATAAACGCGGAAGATTTTGATAAAATGTTTGCTTTTGTAAAAGAAACAAGTAATGGGGTTAAAAATAAAGAAGAATGGAAGAAAAAAGTATTTTAATTTAATTTGGTAAAATCAGTTACCTAGTGATTGCAACACGAAAAGAGTAACCTACGAACTCCTGGTAACTGTTTTTATATAAATCGTAGGGTTATCTATCGTAGGAGGTAAAATATGGCAGACATAAAAATAAAAAAAGCAGTAATTAGAGAAGATTTATTATCAATAACAAACGATTATAGAAAAGCAATCATTCTCAATCAGTTTATCTATTGGTCTGAAAGAGTATCGGATGCAGATAAGTTTATTCAAAAAGAAAATGAGATTGCAAAGAGCAATGGCGAAGAAGAAAGAGAACTTTTCTATGGTTGGATATATAAAACCGCCGAAGAATTAGCTGACGAGGTTATGTTAGGTTTATCTGCAAGTCAGATAAGAAGATATATCAGCGATTTGGTGAATATGGGTTATATCTCAAAACGAAATAACCCTAAATATAAGTGGGATAGAACATTACAATATAGGGTAAATCTTGTAAATATTGCAAAAGACCTTAAAAAGAATGGCTATCCATTAAGCGATTATAAAATTGAAATTCCAGAAAATGAGAAAACCATTACGCACGAGTGCGTAATCAATAATGAGCCAATGAAAAATCAAACACAAGCTAGTGACGAAGCAATACCAAAGAGTACTAACATAGATTACTTAAACAAAGATTACAAATCAAATAGTACAGAATGTAATTCTCTTAACAGAGAACAATGTAATTCTTTTTTACCCAAAGATAAAAAAGCGAAAGAGTTTAAGCCGATAAACGAATACTCTCAAAGTGATTGGGAAGTTGCCGAAGAAAGAATGATAAGTAGAGCTGGCAAGATAGCTTATGATTGGACTAATGATAAAACGCTCAAAGAAAATGTAGAAGCATTCTTTAAATACTTTTTAGATAAACACGGAGAATGTACTGGGAAATATCATTACCCATTAACGGACAAGGTTCTATCAAGAGTGGTAGATAATTTAACAAAAGAAACCGACATAGAGCGTGACGGATATACAGATACCTATTATGCGGCTATAAGTGATATGGACGATAATACAGACTACAAGATGTTAGTTGATGAATATTTCAATACAAAGTTTTCGGCAAAATGCGATTACAGCTTAGTTCATTTTTCTTCTGAAAAGGTTTTGATTAACATTATGAACCACACTTGTAAGAGCAGTTGGTGCGAAAGTAAGGAGTGATTATTATGGCTATGGGAGTACACCCGCTAAACAAAGATAAGTTTTATGAAGCGATTAACTTATACATATCGGGACAGGCTTCACAGGTAAAGGCAGCGAAAGTAGCAGGTTGCAGCGTGCCGACATTTAAGAAATATGCTAACAAGATTTATGGCGGCGAGGAATTACCAGATAATTTATGGGGGAAGAATGATGATTAAGAGAATTGTTAATCGTTGGATAAGACACAAGACAAAGAATTTAACAAGAATACCATTGTTTACAATGACATTTAACTATCGTAAATATAAAGCAGATGGCAAGAAAGATAGCTGCACAATGCATTGCCACCCAGATATTGCCAATGATGAATTTGTAAAGGGCAAATTACAGGAAGTTGTTGACTATATCAGAGATAACTATGATTTGGATATATTTACGAAGATTTGAGGTGTGATATGTGTGAATTTTGCTCGTATAAAAACAATCCATTTATAATTTACGGAAAAGAAATCAAAATAAATAAATGTGCCAAAGAAACAGACTTGACGGAAGCACAGGTTATGAGAAACAGGGATGATGAAGTTCCGGGGATTGTGATTTATAAAGGACATAGCGCAGTTGGATATTTTGACATCAATTATTGCCCTATCTGTGGTAGAGAGTTGGTATAGTAATGGCGGAAGCTTTAAGTAAATTAGCAGAAAAATGTAAAAGTTGCCCTAAATCTGAAAAATGCGACCATAAAAGAATGGAGTTATGCACTTTAATGGATTTGCCACCACAAAATCTTGCAAGTGCTACACAAGGCGTTTTGATGGACAATATGTCGCCTATATTGAGGGAAGAAATAAAAAGTCCTTTAAGCCCATTTAGGTACAAAGATGAATTGGAAAAAGCGTTAAATGATTCCCATTTTGGAAATATGTTTATGTATGGTGCTTAGAAAGTTGGTGGAAGAATGATTAAAGAAGCATTATTGGATATTTCAAAAGGATATGTCAAAGTTTTCTTTGATGGTAACCCAGTTGATAGTATATATAGTGTAGATGGCATTACAGACGATGAGTCTGGAATGAAAAAGATACAACTTACTTTTTTAGTGAAAGAAGTGCTTTTTAAAGAATAATCGGAGGGTTTGCCAATTTTGTAAAAGGGGATTGCTATGAAACATCAAAAAGAATGGCACACTTGCGACAGGTGCGGAAAAGAGATAAAAGTAGGGCTGTTGTGTATGAACTCAATTACAAGGAGTGGCATATTAAATATGACTTACGATTTATGTAATGAATGTATGGAAGATTTTGAGAGGTTTATGAGGAATGAATAACATTGACAATCCTTTATCAGAGTATCAACCGCCATCTAAAGAAGCATTGATAAATTTTGGCATAGATATTTCCAAAGAAGCTGTAGAAAAATATGCTTTGAAAAAGTTTGGTAGACTGCCACAAAGCCATATTGAAATGACTTTCGCTAGGGATTCTAAAATAATTGAGGAAACAAGGAGATTTATAAGCAATGAAAATATCAGAGATGAATAACTGCATTGAAAAAATGCGGGAGTGTTACAAGTTTGATGATGATAAAACGGAAATAATACTTGCTGACTTACGAAGCAATAAAAGTAATTGCGTTACTGTTTGCACAAAAGATGAAAATGGTACTGAAATTGCAATGACAAAGTATTTGAACGAATTAAAAAAGCCAGATTACCAAAAGGAGAAAATCAAATGACAACATTGATTGTAGATGATTTAGACATTCCACCAAGCACTATTGCAAGTGCTATTGTCAATAGAGTCCCACTTAATGAAGATAAAAACTGCCACATTGAACATTGGAGTACCAGATGGAGAATTGAAAAGGATGGAAAACGTACTTGTCTGGAAGTTAAGAAATTAAAATAAACAATTACCGACTACAAATTGATTGTAGCCGCTGACCTTAGAGAGTTAAAGGCTGATAAAACATATAAAAGGAGATAGAGAACATGAAAAAATTATTTGTGAGTGTGCCAATGAAAGGCAGAACAGAGGAAGAAATCAAAGAGAGTATTCAGAAGATGAAAAATATTGCTGAAATATACGAGGGCGAGGAATTAGAGCTTATCGACAGCTACATTGAGGACAACCCACCGAAAGACAGCAAAGAAGCAGTATGGTATTTAGGTGAAAGCCTTAAGAAGCTGGCGCGGGCTGATGTGTTCATTGGAATTGTGGAGAACTATGATTGGAGTGGCTGTTGCATTGAAAGGGAAACAGCAGAAAGGTATGGCATTAAAACATATATGATTCCAGCAAGATATGTAATTGATGATTATAATGCACTTGTGCAGAAATTACATCCGGCTGTCCGTGACGTATTATTCTAACAAAATTTTACCGGCTAACAAATAGAGTTAGTCGCTACCCTAAAACATTTATAGGCAGAGGTCTATAAGCACCTTTGCTGAAAAGTGGAGGTGCTTTTCTTGAATTCTGAATTAAATCAACTGATAGACGATTGCGAAAAATACATATCACAAAATGGAATAGATGAAAATATTATAGAAACCTACTACAACGTGTGCCAGCTTGCCAAGAATGAGGGTGAAATTGACACAATGTTAAAATGTACGACTAGGACAAAAGAGCTAATAGAAAAGGCTTGTATGCGTGATATAGGCATAGATATTTTTGAACTTGAAAAATATACATTCAACAACAATATAGACAATGATTTAGTTAATAGATATTTTGACACCTTATTACTTGAAGCTCCGCACTTATTTCACAGCTATTTGCTTTATCTTGAAAAAGACAGAGAAGAGAGTGAAAGATTTTATCAGCCAAAAATGAAACAGCTTAATAAATACGGGCTTATTCAAGCTATGCAAGATTTGGAAGACGACAAATATAATAGATTATGTATTTCTATGCCACCAGGAACACAAAAAACTACACTGGAAAAATTTTTTTGCTCTTGGATAATTGGCAAGCACCCTAAAGATTACAGCCTTTTCTTTTCTCACAGCAACGAAATTACAGGAAAGTTTTATAAAGGAGTGCTTGACATAACAACAGATGATAAAGAATATAAATGGAATGTTATTTTCCCTAATTTACCATTACAAAGCACAAATGCACAGGCACAAGAAGCTAATTTCGGTAAATACAAAGCATTTTCAAGTATTCAATGCTCATCAATAGGAGCTAAGAACGCAGGTAAGGTCAGAACTAACCGTTATTTATATTGTGATGACCTTATAGGTTCTATTGAAGAAGCACTTAATCCAATAATTCTTGAAAAAATATGGAGAATTTATGGAGTCGATTTAAAGCAAAGAAAGCTAAACGAACAAGTAAAAGAAATAATTATAATGACCAGATGGAGCACAAAAGACATTATTGGACATATTATTGAGCTTTATGGAAACGACCCAAAGTTAAAAATTATTTCGATTCCAGATATTGACCCTAAAACAGGGAAAAGTAATTTTGACTATGAATATAATGGAATGTCGGTGGAATTTTTTAATGATCAAGCACTGACAATGGATGATATATCTTATAGATGTCTTTATAAGCAAGATCCAATAGAACGTGAGGGATTGCTTTATCCAGAAAACAAAATAATGAGATATAAAGAACTTCCTAAAACACGAATTAAAAGAATTACTGGACAATGTGACACGAAATCCTCTGGTACTGATTTTTATGTGTTCCCTTGCCTGGTTGAATTTGAAGGATATGAGGGAACGTATTACTGCACTGATACTATATGCAACAATTCGGCAGATTACGAAAAACAATATGAAAATTCAGCAAATTTAATTGTCGATAACGAAATACAAGATTGCGATTTTGAAGCTAATCAAGGCGGAGATAGAGTTGCAAATGAAGTCAGAAAACGAGTAGAAGAAAAAGGCTGGTTATGCAATATATCAGACACTGCAACTGAAACAAACAAAGAAGCAAGAATATTTCAATGTTCTAGTTGGGTATTGCAACATATTGTGTTTAAAGATAGAAGCCTATATGAACCCAAGAGCGATTATGCAGAGATGATGAGTTGGTTGTTGAAATATTCAGTATCTGGTAAAAATTTGCACGATGATGTACCGGATGTTTTTTCAAATTTTGCATTAAGAATGAAAAGAGGAAATAGAGTAAAAAAGACAGTAATTATGTCAAGTCCGATATAAGAGGAGGGAATTTATGGTAACAAAGGAAGTTTTATCACAGTATTCAGACTTACAGGAAGAAGTAAAAGAAGTAAGACTAAAGATAGAGCGACTTGAAAAAGATATAAGCAAAATTGAAGCCGGAGAAATGGTTATAGATTCTGTTAGCGGCGGCGATGGTGGTAAACAGCATTTTAAGATTGAGGGCATACCTTTTCCAGAGTACAGCAGAAAGAAAACGCTCCTTTATGCCAGAAAAGCCACATTACAGTTGCTTGAAGATGATTTATTAGAAAAAACCAATGAGATTGAAGAATTTATTGCAAGTGTTGACGATAGTAGAATGAGAAGAATAATCAATCTTAGATTTTTAGAAAATAAGACTTGGATTCAGATAGCACATATCATAGGTGGCAACACAGAAAGTAGCGTAAAAATGGCTTTTCAAAGATTTATTGAAAAAAATTAAAAGATGTTACGATTGTGACGAAAAAATTATGTATTATTACAATGAGCAAAGCAAATTTCATAAACATGTATAATCCTTATCGAAAAGCATCGTCATTTAATTATGGCGGTGCTTTTACTATGTAACGAGGTAATAATATGATTTTTTATACAAACAAAGACAAGTCAATTATGTGTCCAAACTGCCATAAGTTTCTGACTAAGGCAGACAGCAAAGACCCACGCACACATAAATTAGCGTGCAAGCATTGCCACAAATGGATATGGTATGTACCTAACGATGATGATAATTTTCAGATTAAGGAAATACCACAAAGCAGAAGTTCAAGCGGCATGACATTTTATTAGAGGTGTAAGAAATGCAGACAGGAAGAATTGTATTAACAACGGATGTTCCGGAAATAACATATGAAAATGTGTTAGATGTATTAAGAGATGTCTTTTCAACACACATACAAAACGCCAACAGAATACAGTATCTTCTTGATTACGATGCAGGAATACAGCCGATAATTAGGAAGAACCCTAAGACTTACAGACCGGACATTGATTGTGAGTGTATAGATAATGTCGCTCATCAAGCATCAGAATTTTGGACTTCATTCGCTTGGGGAAATCCTATTTCACTTGTGCAGAATGGTGATGGAAAAGAGAAATTCGTCGCAGACGGAATATCAGAGCTTAACAAACAGTACGAACTTGCAAAGATTAAAGCAAAGACACAAGACTTGGGAAGATATGTAACAATCGGGGCAATATGTAATGTTCTTGTAGACGTGAATATGGAATGGAAAAAGAATAAACCATATTTTACATTAGACATATTAGACCCACGAACATCATTTGTAGTGAAGTCAAGCTATTATTCCGATAAGCGAACAATGATGGGCGTTACTTACAGACACGATAGAATAACCGGGAACAACTACTACACTTGCTTTACAAAAGATTTCCGCTTTGAAGTGGTTAATCTCAATAAGATTGCGAACGGAGATTATACGAAAAAAGAAGCGTGGAGGCATCAACAAAGAAGCGGGGAAGTGAATCCACTTGGAATTGTGCCAATCATTGAGTATTTCCGGTCATATGACAGAATGGGAGTTTGGGAACATCAGAAATCAGAATTAGACAATCTTAACTTGCTTATTTCTGATTTTACTAACGATGTTGAACAGAATACACAGGCAGTTTGGCATACAAATGATGTTGATTTCCCTGTAGAGAGAAAAGTTACAGACAATGAGGATGGCACGCAGACTATTGAAGAAACTGTAAGGAAACCAAAATCTGGCGAGTGGATGCAGACTTATACATCGGCGGACGGAAAGACACCAATTGTTGAATCTCTTGCAATTAATTACGATTACACAGGGATGCTCAATAACATCCAATATCGTAGAAATAAGATACTTGAAAAATGCAACGTGCCACTTACTAATGACAATGCATCTAACATAACAGGTGTTGCGGCTAGTAATGCAAGTGGATGGGACCACGCAGAGGCAGCAGCAACAAAGTTACAGATGATAACCGAAAGCTGCAAAATGGATGAACTAGAAGTAGTTCTTGCGGCTATTGATAAAAGTCCGTATGTCCCACAAGATAGCCCATTAAGACTTATAAGCCTTGAGGATATTGAAATTAACATTAAGAGACAAAAGCTATATGAGTTATCAACAAAAGTCAACAGTATAGCAACACTTATTAATGCAGGCATTAATGGAGGAAAAGTACTTAATGCAATTCCTGTATTTGACGACCCTAACGAAGTTTGGGAAGCAAGCAAGGAAACAGTCGAAAAAATACAAAAGAGCAACATTAAAGATGATGCAACTAACAATGACCGCATAATGCAAGATTTGAGCGACCAAGTTAGCAACAGCCCTCTGATTGATAAGAGCAGAACAAATAAATAATCAAGGTATATAGCCACTGGGAATTATCCTAGTGGCTTTTTATATGCACAGAGAAGTGGATAAAACACAATGAGACAGAGAAGTCAAGAAAACACAGAAAAGTGAGGTAACGAAAATGGCAGATGAAGCTAAATCAACAGCAACCGAAAACCCAACAGATACACAGACAACCGAAGTAAAGCCAAATACACCCACAGTTGAAGAACTGATGGCACAGCTTGCTACAGAAAAGGCAGACAGAGCCAAGGAAAAGCAGGCACTTGATAAGGCTTTAAGGGAAAAAGGAGAGCTTACCAAGGCTTTAAGAGCAAAGCAGACAACCGAGGAGCAGGAAGCGGAAGCTAAGGCAGAAGCGGAACGCTTACAGAATGAGAAGTATGAGGAAGCTGTAAAAGAACTTAATCATATTAAAGCGGTTAATGCTTACAAGAGCGTATCTGAAAAGTCTGTAGAAAAACTGATTGATGCAGTTTCGGACGCAGACCATAACACTATTGCAGCAATTATAGAAGCTGAAAAGAAAGCAGCAGTCGCAGAAGCACAGACCGAATGGATGAAATCAAGACCTAGAGTTAATACAGGCGGAGAATATTCCGGCATGACAAAGGAACAGATTATGGCTATTCCGGACAGAAATGAGCGTAGAAAAGCTATTGCTATGAATATGGATTTATTTAATTAGGAGGTAAATATGGCGGCAGAAGAAAATTTAATTAAGAAAGCTGACCTTGTAAGAGCAAGAGAGGTTGAGTTTGTAAACATTTTTAGTGAAAACATCAAGAAGTTAATTGAGGCACTTGGAGTAACAAGAAAGATTCCAAAGCAGGCAGGCTACACATTAAAGTCCTACAAGGCTACAGGAACACTTGAAAACGGAGAAGTCGCAGAGGGCGAAACAATCCCACTCTCTAAGTATCAGACAGTTGCAGTAAACTACAAGGAAATTACTTTGAAGAAGTGGAGAAAAGCCACATCGGCAGAGGCGATTATCAGTGGAGGCTATGACCAGGCGGTACAGATGACAACTGACAGAATGTTACTTGATGTTCAGAAAGGCATTAGAGGCGACTTTTTCACATTCCTTGCAACAGGCACAGGAACAGCAACAGGCGTAGGTTTTCAGGCAGCACTTGCACAGGCTTGGGGACAGTTACAGGTCAAGTTTGAAGACGATTCAATCGAAGCTGTGTATTTTATGAATCCACTTGATGTAGCTGATTATCTTGCTAAAGCACAGATTACATTACAGACAGCATTCGGTATGACTTATGTAGAGAACTTCCTCGGTCTTGGAACTGTTATTTTTGACAGCAAAGTACCAAAGGGAACCATCTACGCAACAGCAAAAGACAATATCGTACTGTATTACATTCCTGTTAATGGTGCAGACCTCGGAGAAGCGTTTGATTTCACATCAGACCAGACAGGCCTTATTGGTATTCACGAAACACCGGACTACAGCAATATGACAGCTTCTGACACAGTGGTTTCCGGCATTGTACTTTTTGCTGAAAGACTTGACGGAATTATTAAGTCTACAATCACAGAGGCAGAAGCGGCGTAAGGAGAATTGTTATGAGTTATAAGGTAATTTACAGGTTTATGGATTTACAAGACTTTAATCACATATACGAAGTTGGAGATGAATACCCTAGGAATGGTTCTGAAACAACCCCACTAAGGATTAAAGAACTTGCAACCGCAGAAAATAAAATCGGCAAACCACTAATAAAAGGTATGCAGAATAATAATAGTTCTGTAAAACCTGTAGATTTGCCGAATGAACATAGCAAGGATTTAAATAAGACAGCTATAAATCGTATGTCTACATCTGATTTACAGGTGTTTGCCGCAGGGCAAGGTATAGACAATGCAGAAGAACTCACAGGAGCAGAATTAAAGAAGCTGTTAATCGAGAAATTAGGATTATAGGAGATAGTTATGGAATACACCACATTAGAGCAGGCCAAAATCAGACTTAAACAATTTCATATTGATACAGTCACAAATGATGATAAAACGACATCTGATGTGGTAGTGTTCGATAACAAAGAAGATAACCCGATAATCGAACAGCTCATTAAGCAAGCTACAGAAGATGTAAAGGCAAGAAGAAACTACCCCGACAGCTACACAGATGAAATGATAACCGAAGATTTGAAGAAATTTGAAAGTGTTATTGTTAATCTTGCGGTCTATGACCATTCACAGGCAGGCGAAGCATTTATGTCAAGCTATGGCGAAAATGGTGTAAACAGAACTTGGAGAGATAGAGATAGCTTATTTGTTGGGGTATTTCCATTCGCTAAAGTGTTATAGAAGATTGTGCGTTAGCATTTTGCTGATGTCGGCAATATGTTAGCAGGCGGCACACATTAAGGGTGGTGGGCTGTGTGCCTATTAATAATTACAGGAGATATAAAATGAAAGAATTTTTATTACAGACATATACAATAATATTACCTATCGTATTAGGTTATATTGTCTGGCTCCTTAAACAGCAAAAAAAGGACAAAGACGCCAATAGCAAAGGTACAATGCTACTTTTGCGTGTACAGCTTATCGAATACCACGATAAGTATATGAAACTTGGTGAAATACCATCCTATGCTTATGACAATTTTGTTGAAATGTATAACGCATATCACGCATTGGGCGGTAATGGTATGGTAACCAAAATGTATAACGAAATACAGGAAATCCACTTGAAGAATGGAGGTAAAGATTAATGGATATAACATCAGTATCAACAGTAGTTGCAATCGTTGTTATTACTTATTTGATTGGTTATGCGGCTAAGCAGATACCGCAGGTTAAGGACAATTACATTCCTATAATCGTAGGCGTTGCAGGTGCTATCTTAGGTGTTATCGGTATGTATGTAATCCCAGATTATCCAGCTAATGACATTCTTAATGCAATAGCCGTAGGTATCGTGTCGGGATTATCAAGTACTGGCGTAAATCAGATTTATAAGCAGGTAAAGAACAATGCTTGACATTAATAAGCAGGCTATGAAGTATTCACTTCAAGGACAAACTGTTACTATCTACGAAAGAGATGATGAGGGCAATATCCTTTATGAGGGATATACCGACACAGAAGGTAATTTTATTCCTTATCTTGATGATGAGGGAAATAAGATACCTAAAGTTCTCGAAGAGAAAACAGGCTTTTCAGAGCCGGTTGATTTTAAAGCTAACATATCATTTAGCGGTGGAGAAGCGCAGAGTAAAGAATACGGCTTTGATACAGCTGATTTTGACGCTATTTTGCTGACAGATAGGAATATGTTACCTATCCAAAAAGGCGACCTTATCTGGCTTGATAGCAAGCCTACATACACAGATGATAGCCTCGTTGATGAAACATCAGCGGACTTCACGATTGTAGGTACGAAACCAGCATTGTGCTCAACTAAATATATGCTTAAAGCGGTTGTAAAGTAGGTGCATTATGGCAAGACATACAATTAATATATCCTTGTCTGAAAAGTCCGTAAATGAAGCTATCAGACAGCTACAACAGTATAAGCAGAGTTTGCAGTATAAATGTGAATTACTTGTTGAACGGCTAGTAGAATTAGGCGACAAAGCGGCAATTATGAGTGTTAATGAAAGTCCGTTAGGTAGGACAGTAACATTGAGAGTTGACAGAAAGCCTATTCAAGATGGCTACCAAGCTATCTTAATTGCTACCGGTAAAACTGTTGAGGTAGAAGATAGAGAGCCGTTTTACACGCTGTTAGCGATTGAATTTGGTGCTGGTATTTATTACAACAGCGGTAATGAGAATCCAAAGGCTAATGATTTTGGCTTGGGCGTAGGAACATATCCAGGGCAGATACACGCATTTGAAGATGGCTGGTACTACTTAGGCAATGATAATCAATGGCACTACACACACGGCGTTAAAGCTACAATGCCTATGTATAACGCTACAATGGAGATTATTAATCAGTATAAGCAGATAGCAAGAGAGGTGTTTAGTTAATGGCAAATGCAAACGATTGGGCGACAGACCTTGAAAATACAGTCACAGCACTTGTCAAGGCTAAAACCCTAACGCAATTAAAGAAAACATACCCAAAGATAGCCATAACCAACGAGGGGGAAAACAGCGGTCAAGCAGTATTCCCAACAGTATACATTCATTTACTGCCAGCAGTAGAACAAGGGCAAACACTTGATGGACAGACGATTAACGCATTGTTAGCGACATTTCAAGTAGATGTTACCACTAACACAAGTAAGTCTGATTGTCGCAAGGTTATGGCAGTAATTACAGACACATTTAAGACAATGAGATTTCAGGGCAATGCAATGCCAGAGTTCTCAATCAGTAATAAAGTACATAAGAGTACCGCTAGATTCAGACGAATAATAGCGGCAAATGACAGATTAATGTAACAAAGAGCAGAAATGCTCTTATTTTTTTGCAATTTTTTAGGAGGTAGACAATGGCAGATGCAGTAGCAGGATTAAGTACACTGGGCGTTACTTTCTCTTATGGAGTTGAAACAACAGCAGGCACAAAGCCAACATCATTTAAGTTGCTTACAAGAATTAACTCTATTGACGAAATTACAGTAACACCGGAAGCAATAGACGCTTCGGCACTTGAGGATAAGCAGACAAGAAACATTGCAGGCAGAGATACAGTTACAGATACAGTTGCAGTTACAGTTAACAAGACGGACGCAACAATTAAGGAATGGAAAGACGTTATCACAGCTTACAATGAATTGACTGGTGGCAAGAGAATGTGGTTCCAAGAGATTACTCCGGGCATAACAGATGCAGAGTTCTTTGTGGCACAGCCACCATCAAAGTTACCAATTACAAGTAAAGAGCAGAACGGACTCCTTACAATGGCTATCAACCTTATTATTGAGGATATGATAGGAACAGATACAGCAGTTGCCCCAACATCGGGGGAATGATGAGCTATTCGACTAAATCTAAAAAGGCTGTGTCGGATAGCGTAGAAAACGCCAAAACAGCCGACTACACATCATATCTTGATGATGTAACAGAATAATTATTTTAAAAGGTAGGTGCGGTGCAAAATCCGCACCTTTCCCTATATGGTGATAGGGTGGGAAAGGGTAAAAATTATGATGAATATTAATGTAAATGGAAAAGAATACAAAGTTGAGTTCTCATTCGGTGCGGCAGAGTGCAAAGAGATAGTGCAGAAAATGTTTTCTGTTGTCAATGGCTCTTACTTACTTGCACAGACAGATAAAAGTGTTGCACAGGCTTCCTTTGATGGATTAGCAAATATGACAGCAGATGTGCCAGAGATTTGCATTTTAGCCATTTATGCAGGCTGTATTGACAATAACCCTGTAACTATGGATGAAGCAAAGGAACTTACTAGAGCATATATTACAGAGAAGAGAAAGACAGATAAGAGTTACGGATACAGAGCATTATTCGAGGAAATCAAGAAAGCGATGGAAGATGATGGTTTTTTCGAGTTGAGCGGAATAACAGCGATGTTAGAGGAAATGGCGAACAATGTGGAAGAAGCAGCACAGGAGCAGAAGAAGCCAACAGTAGTTCCACAGGACCACAAGAAAAAGCAGACTTCCACAAAATAATCTGGGAAGAATACTTTGTCTTAGCCAGTTCACTAGGCGTTAGTTATTCAGACTTTCTAAAAATGACACCTAAAAAACTATGGGCGGTTGCAGAGGGGAAAAAACTTGAAAAACAACGAATGGATTCAGATATATGGCTTGCGATAGGCAGTTACATACTCCCAGCAATCAAGATAGGTGTTAGAAGTGGTGCTTGGGGTAAAGGCGAGCTTGAATACCCAGATAAGCCTATTTATAGAGATATTAACAAAAAAGAGAACAGCGAAGATGAAATACAAAGAAAGAGAGAAGAGTTTGCTTTGAATATGAAAATACGAAAAGCAAACTGGGATTTAACACACCCTAAAAATGATAAGTCGGAGGCATAAGCGTGGAATTAGACAGTTTAGAAGTCAAAATTACCGGTACTGCCACTAAAGCTATTAATTCTGTTGATAAACTGATAAATCAGCTTACAAGGTTGTCAACATCACTTGCAACTGTGAATGACTCATCACTAAGTAGCCTTGCAAGTGGTGTTAGTCAGTTAGGTTCTGCTATGCAGAATATGAACGCAGGAACAGCAGATTTTACAAGACTTGCCAAGAATATCACAAAGATAGGCTCTGTTGATTCAGCTGCACTTGCTAATACAGCTACATCACTTGAAGCTGTCACGAAAGCAGTTTCAAGCATATCAGCCATACCACAGAACGCAACACAGGTTACAGAATTTGCAAAGTCACTTGGCAAGCTAGGCAGTAAAAGTATTGAAAATGCCACAGTGAATATCCCTAAACTGGGTAATGCACTGAATGGCTTAATGACCACATTATCAAGAGCACCTAATGTAAGTAGTAATGTTATTGCTATGACTAACGCATTAGCTAATCTTGCTAGTCAAGGTAGCAAGGTGGGTACTTCTTCAAACTCACTTCAAAAAACGCTGTATGGCTTTTCTACAAGTGCTAGAACAGCAACTAGAAGTAGTTGGAACTTAGCAAGTGCAATAGGTAAGTTTTATGCCACTTATTTTATGGTAATTCGTGGCAGTAAGAAACTTATAGAAGCAATTAAGTCAACAACAGATTACATTGAAGCATTCAACTATCAAGCGGTAGCGTTTGGCAAGATTGGTTCAGAGTGGGATAAAGATTACGAAAAGTACGGATATGATAACGCAACAGCATATGCAGAAAGTTTTCAAAGTAGAGTAAATGATACTCTTGGAAAGTTATCTGGACTAAAAGTTAATGTTCAAGGCGGATTGCTTGAAGAAAGTGGAACAAAGAACTTAGGACTTAACATACAAGAGATAACACAGTACGCTTCACAGTTAGCCTCTGTCACTAACTCACTAGGACAGACGGGTGAAGCAACAACAGCAATAACAAAGTCAATGACAATGCTTGCGGGCGATATAAGCTCACTTTTTAATGTGGACTATTCAACAGTAGCACAGAACTTACAGAGCGGCTTAATCGGTCAATCAAGGGCATTATATAAGTATGGTATTGATATTACTAATGCTACATTGGCAACATACGCTTATAACTTAGGCATTTCCAAATCTGTATCAGAAATGACTCAGATGGAAAAACAGCAGTTAAGAGTGTTGGCAATATTAGACCAGAGTAAAGTATCTTGGGGCGATTTAGCTAATAGACGGAAGAAAGTTAATGATATAGCTTATCTTCCAAGTGTTGCATAAGAATAGAAATATTTTATGGCAATCGGGCAAAATCGGTAAAAGCTAAAGTTTTCAACTATGCTAATACCGAGATAACTCAATAGATTACGAACAGGCTATTGAGTATCGTAACGAGTAGGAATTGAATAAATATAATATTCCCAAGAGTGTCCGACACTACTGCATATAGGGCAGTATGAGGTGGAAGTGGCTACCACCAAACCAAACGTAAAACGTGGGTGATAATGTACTCTGAACTTATAGGAAACTATAAGAAGTATAGGATAAAGAGCCTATACGATAACAAATTTGACAATCAATTCCCCAAGTAATATGTTACGCCAGTTCAGTAACAATATGAAAGAGGTAGGAATGGTAGCAGGACAGCTATTCATACCAATTCTTTCAAAAGTTATGCCAGTAGTAAACGGAGTAACTATTGCAATCAAAAGATTATTAGTTGGTCTTGCTTCTTTAATGGGCGTTAAGATTGACTTTGAGAGCTTCGGACAAAGTGGCTACAAAGATACATCAGACGGCTTAGAAGATATTTCAGACGGCTACAAAGATGTAGCTGATTCTGCTAAGAAAGCTACATTATCCCTTATGGGATTTGATGAAATAAATAAATTGCAGGACGATACAAGCTCAAGCAAGGGTTCAAGCGGCGGTGGCGGCGGTAGCACTATTGATTTGACAGATGATATTGCTAAGGCGGCGGCTGATTATGAAGCGGCGTGGAATAAAGCATTTGCCAATATGGAAAATTCGGCAGTTGCTTGGGCTGACAGAATAGAGAAAGCACTTGAACCTGTTAAACAGATTTTTAAAGATTTTGCAGTTGGTGATTTCTTTAAGGCGGGGCAAGATACATCTAACCTAGTGGCAGGAATACTTAACTGGTTTGCAGATGCCATTGATAAAGTCCCTTGGTTTAAAATCGGTCAGAAAATGGGTGATTTCCTTGCAGGCATTAATTGGACTAAGGTGTTTAAATCGGCGGCTAAAGTGCTTGTGCAAGGCTTAAAAGCGGCTATTGAATTATACTTAGGTATGCTATCTAAAGCGCCTATAGAAACACTTCTTATATCGCTTGTAGCAGTTCCTAAAGTGCTTAAGGCGATAGGCGGTTCAGCAGTTGTAGCTAGTATAGTAAAAACGTACAAGACACTTGATAAATTTGCAACAACAGTAGCGGCGGCAACAGGCGCACTTAATGGAAATAAGGCGGCGGCTTCGGCACTAACATTTATGTACCCAAAGGCAGCTAAAACTGTAACTGATGTTAATAAAACCTTTAATGCCCTTAAAACATCTTTGAATGACAATGGCTTTTTTGCTACGTTTAATGAGGGGATTGAAACTATTAGAGGTAAAATGTCAGTATTGCAGAAAGGTGCAATAGGCGTTATAGGTGTATTTGCAGAGTTTTCACTTGTTAAGAGCGGCTTTTATGAACTGACGGTAGGGAGCGACAACCTTGTAGCTTCTATTGCTAAAATAGCAGGCGGCGTAGGTGTGGCAACAGCGGCATTAAAACTTATAGGCTTATCAAACCCATTCACAGCATTAATAGTAGGTGCTATGGGCTTAATATCGTCAATAGTGGGTATCTCACAAGCTGTAAAAGAAGCAGAATTTAATAGCATGTTTACAGCATTGCAAAATACTGGAACTGTTACAATGAAAGAATTAGGCGATGTAGCCAAAGACTCTTTTGGGAAAATAACAGATGGTATAACTGAAACCACAGACAAACTAAAAAATATATCAGAAGCAAAAGAAAATCTTGAAGAAACAACAAATAATGTAAATCTTTTAAAAACAGCGGTTAAAGATGGAGCATACACAACTAATGAAAAAATGCCGGAAATTATAGAACAATTCCAAAACTTATTAAGTGAATCTAAAAATGTATTCAATGATGAATATGATGTTATCGTTGGTAATGTTGTAGGCGCTTGGAAAGATATTCTTGAAGCGCAAGGCGTTGCAATTCCAGAGTATGTGGCACAATTAGCAAGTTTACGCGACAAAGGAAATGAATCGTTTACAAGTATGAGTTCAGATCTAGAAACACTTATACAGCAGTTTAATGATGGAAAAATATCAGAAGAAGAGTTCTTAAATGCGGCTACGCCTTTAATAGATAAAATATCTTCTATTAATAGTGACAAGTCGGTTGATAATGCGACACTTGCTATTCAAGGATTTGGCGGCGCATTAGATATATCACAGTATATGACAGAATCCGGACTTGATGTTCAAAGATTTAGTGAGGCTGTAAATGAAGTTGTAACAGCGGCACAAAACGGAAAAGATAACTTATCTACATTGGGAACGGAATCGTCACAAGCTATAACGGATATGAGAGATAGACTTACTGCTTTAGGAATAGATGCAAGTCAATTTGATTGGTCAAGTTTATATGGTGCTAGTGATACGCAAGTACAACAAGGCACAGAGAGAATAGACGCGGCATATATGCAATATGCTAATCAAGTACAGTATAACTTACTCAATCAACTTCCATCAGTAGTTGAAGAAGCAACAAAAGACTATGAAAACCTAAACCCAATAGCTAAAATATTCACAACAAAAGAAAACTATATTAAAAGCGTTATTGAGAAATGGCGTAAAAGCACATTAGACCCAGCACTTGATTCTGTTAAAGATGGCTTTAATCAGTTAGGAATAGACGGAAGCGTGTACGCTGATGAAGCGGCAGACAAGCTCACAACATCACTATTTGATAGTATTAGAGTTTATTCCAATGTTGGTGTTAACAACACAAAGCCTAAACTTAAGGAAGATTGGCAAGAAATGCTTGATTCTGCTTTAAATGAAGCAGGAGAAGCAGTAGACGTAGAGGGCTATGGAAGAAATACAGTAGATGGCTTTGTTAACGGAATTGTTGATAATGTTGATAGAAGCAACAATGCTGTAAGAGATTGGATGGATGAATTAGATAGAAATATTCACGATAGTGCAATGAATTTTGGTTCACCATCAAGGCGTGCGGAAGAATACGGAAGATGGGTTGTTGAGGGCTTTAACAATGGTTTATCTGACAATTTAGGTAGCACGTATAGTACGATTGATGATTACGTTAACAATGTTAAATCCGGCTTTGATGGCATATATGATTCATTATGGGATATAGGCCATTATGCAGGCAGAGGTTTCTATGATGGCTTAGAAAGTATGGAAAACAGTATTTTCAGCGAAGCTAGATACATCGCAGATAACGTATCTGATACAATAAGAGATGCCTTAGACATTCATAGTCCATCAAGAGTTATGAAACAGATAGGTGAATACACGATAGAGGGCTTCAAACAAGGTATGGAGCTTAATTACAAACCTGTTGAGGTTTCTTTAGGCGACTTTACTAGCGATATTATTCAAAGCACAAAAGCAAGTAAATTTAATGCAAATACTAGCATACCTACAATGCCACAGATTAATATGGATAATAGCGCTACAACAGAAACTAATATGTTATTAAGGCAACTAATATACGCTGTTGAAAATGGAAGAACAATAGAAATTGACGGACAAGAGATATTCAGAGTTACACAAAAGCAAGCAAATATGTACACAGCAATGACTGGGTTGCCTGCATATAACATATAATTGAATTTAATACAATGTTGTGATACACTCTAACCATTAGGATAGCAAGGGGGTGTATCACAATGAAAAGGAAAGCGATATGCTTAATTATTTGGGCGTTATTATCTGCGACTTTTATATGGTATCTACAGGATAGTGGCAGAAGAACAGGCGGTAAAATTCAAGATTATTTGGAGTTTTGCACAGAGAAAAATGAAAAAGGTACAGAAACAAGCGCGGAAGTATCAACACGAAACTTTATAAATGAAGAGCTTTATAATATGTCTGAATGGTTTCGGAGAGAAGATTTATCCCTTGGATTCGTTATAGTGATATACGTTAGTGGAACAATGGCATGTTGCTATTTTGGAAATAAAAAGGAAAGGGAAAAGTAATATGGAGATAAGCAAAGCAGAAATTAAAGCTTATACACTTATAACGGCACAAGAACGTAATATACAAAGTGATATTCAAGATTGGAATAAATCAATATTAATTGTTGATAATATATATGAGGCTATTAATAAAATTGACAGTGACTATGCTAAAATACTTAGTGGGAAAGAATTTGGGCTAGTGTACCCAACGATTAATAATCAATTTGAAGTATACATTAAGTATGACAATGATTTAGTAAATATGATATCAACAACACATCATGAATTAACTCATATTGATGACTTTACTATTATTGGAGAAAAATTCGGGATAAAGAACAAAAGAGAATTGACCGAAAATGATTATATAAGGCTTTGGTCTGAATTCCATGCAACGTACATTTCAATGACGGAAATATTGAAGTACAATGAAAAATATGATTACCCAGCGATTAAAAAAGAAACAGCAGACAAGCTAATTAATTATTACAATAGTTGCGCAGGAAAAATGGTGAAACAGCAAGATGTTTTCGACACTACTGTTAGAAATTATGGAGATTTTTTTGCAATATGTGATTATGGAAAAACGAAAGATAATCCACCACCAGAATATATTAGAGGATTTAATTATTTTGCAGTATACGCCTTTTTAAATCAGCATAAGGATATTTATAAGTTTATTGATGATTACAATACATGGAAAGTGTTAGTTAATAGAACTTTAAGAATAAAAAAGTAAATAGCCAGAACAATAGTTTGGGTTTAACTATCATTCTAACCGAAGAATAAAAGAGTTTATAACTAACCCAGCAAGGAAACTGATAGCAGCATAGCGTACCCACAAGTGGGTACGAAAAAATTCCCAAGAAGTCGGGAAAGTTTTTGCAGGAAGTTGCAAAATATCCCATAAAGTTGGGGAAAGTATTTGTATAGTTGTTGCAACGCTTTTCTCCACAAGTGGAGAAAGACATTAAATCAGTAGCGCCGAAATCTTGGCTCTACTAGAATAAAAAAATCAGAACAAGTTGGGTAGACCTGTTCTGATTAGCACGTATGAGTGAATGTAAATTAACTCATACCAATAATAACAAATAAATAGCAAAATGACAAGGACATTTCACTTAATCGTGAGGTGTCCTTTTTGTGTGCTTGGAAAGTGAGGTTTTACTATGAATTTTATACAATACATAAAGCAAGCGTGGAAAGCTGGCACTAGCGGCGGCACTCCAATAAGCCCAGATAGACTTAACCATATGGAAGATGGAATTAAGAGTAATAATGATATGATAAGTGAACTAAACAGCAATATAGCTAATAGTGACATTGAGGGAATATTTAATTACCTAGGTCTTGAATTAATCATATACCACAAATTGGGCATATGTTACCTGCATTCCAGCGGCAGATTAACTCAAGCATTTCCAAAAGAATGGACCACAATTGGTGAAATAAGCAATATAAATTACAAAGGTTATGGACACTTAGCCGCTAATACTAGCGGAAAAATAATAAAATTTGCATATATAAATGGAACTCTAAGTGCATATGCACCAAGTTCAACAAATGCGATTGAATATGTACAAGACAGTTGCGTACTTATCTGAATTAACTATTTACCAATTTTTAATTATTAAACTTTAGGGTAATCAGAAAAAAATAAATTATAAAGCTGTACACAATAAAATTTCCACATAGCCATTAAAGTATGTGTTACTACCTGCCCACCCACCAACTTGGCATATATGTCCATCTGATATACCAACCATTGTGTAAGTAATACCAGCATTTCTTCCTAAGTGTTGCCCACATATACCTATTGCTTTATAGCCGGTAGGTAGCGTGAATTCCTTTTCTATTAGGAACGGCTTGTTAGCTTCAATTACTGCATTATCGTAACTAACCTTGATTACTTTAAATAAATTATAAGAATTGCTGTTTAGCTTGCTTATCATATCGTTATTATTCTTAATTCCGTCTTCCATATGGTTAAGTCTGTCTGGGCTTATTGAAGTAAATATATAGAAAAGAGGTGATTGAATGATAAGCGCTGTAATTATCGAGGGAGTAACATTCCCAGTAGCATATAACGGCTACACATACAGCAGAAATAAGATATGGTCTAAGAACACAGGAAGAAACGATTATGGAGAAATGGTAGGCACAATCGTGGCTATTAAAGACAAAGTAGAACTGCAATTACCGCCACTTACAGGCGAACAGGCATTGTTACTTGATAATGTGATTAGTGATGAAAATAACCCATTCCCGACAGCACAAGTCCTATTCTTAGGCGGTACACAAAAGGAAATGACAATATACACAGGAGATGTGACATATCCGTATCTCACAAGAGCAAAGAATGAGGATGGATTAATAGTCGGAGCAAAATTAAGTTTAATTCAGAAATAAGGAGATTAACTATGAAAATAACAGGAAATGAAGTTTTAGCACATTATGAAGCACTTGCAAGTGTAGCACAGCTTAAAATGGGTGGCAGATTAGCAGTTGCCATTATGTCTAATATTAAGGCATTAGAGCCACACTTTAAAGCGGTAGTAGAAACGATAGAAAAGATACGCGAGGAAAATAAAGATAACAACGATAAGATAAAATCAGAACTTGAAGAACTAGGAGAACAGGAAATAGAAGTATCTGAATACACAAAAGTTGATATAAGTGCATTTGATAGTTGCGAAGCCATTGAGCCAGCTAAGATTATCGCACTTAGCTTTATGATTAACAATTAATCAGCAGAAAGGAGCAACCTAATGAAAAATATTAATTGGGGTGCGGATTTCAATTTGCTGTATGCAAGATATTACAGCAAATATTTAGTTGACGGAAAAGAATACAATCAGACACTTAATGAGTTTAAGTACAGCAACATAATCAATCCGAACAATAGCATTTCCATAGGTAACACTTGCAGTAGTAGTGTTACCTTTTCTATTTATAATCCAGAAATCACGCTTGAAAATAAGGATATAACTATTTTTGAGGGCGTTAAGGGCAATAGCGGCATTGAGTATGTACAGATAGGCATATTTACTGTAACTAAAGAAGAAAGCAATGGCGAATACACTAAGTACACAGCTTATGACAAGATGTACAAAGCTGAAAAAGGTTATTTTTCTGAATTGACTTATCCTGGTACGGATAAGGCTATTTTAGAGGAAATCTGTACAAAGCTAGGCATACAGTTAGCAACTAGCATAACAAGCACGCATACAATTACAGATAAGCCACAAGGTTATACAATGCGTGAAATGATAGGTTATATGGCTATGCTACAAGGTGGAAATGCGGCTATTAATTCTGACGGAAACCTTGAAATAAAGTGGTACAAAGATAGCGGTTATGTGCTTGACGGACATCAATACTATCAGCAAGGGGTTACTTTTACCACTAGCAAAGATTTTACGATAAGAAAGCTGACTTGTAACAATACAAAGTCTGGTGATAAGGAAACTAGCACAATCACTAGCGGTAGTGGTACAACTGGACTTAGCTTTGCTAATCCATTTATGACACAAGCTAACTTAAATGAGATTTATAAAAAGATAGGCGGTTTTCAGTTCAGACCGCTCACAGTTAAGTTTTTAGGTGATTGGCGATTAGAGGTAGGCGACATTATTACTGTAAATAAAGGCGGCGTTGATTACAAAGTACCTATAATGCAGATTACGCACGAATGTGACGGCGGCTTAATGGACACAGTTACATCTATCGGACAATCTGACACAGAAAACAGCAATATTGCTAGTGGTCCGATAACAAAGCAAATGGAACGATACTACGCTGATTTAGTCTTAATCAACAAGGCAGTTATTGAAAATGCTTATATGACTAATGCCAATATTGAGAATTTAAAGGCACATCAAGCATATATCGACCAACTAAAAGCCAATAAGATTGAAGCTGTCACAGCAGATATTGTTAATTTGACGGCAAATAAAGCTACGATTAATGAAGCTAATATCGCTAAGTTGCAAGCAGATTATGCACAGATAGGCGTGTTAAATGCTGATGTAGCAGATATTAAGACCTTAATGTTTGGTTCAGCGACAGGTAAAAGCTTAACAACAGAATTCGCTAATGCAGTTGTAAGTGTTATTGGCGATGCACAGATAAAATCTGCTATGATTGATAGTATAGCCGCAGATAAGATTACAAGTGGGAAGATTTATACAAACCTTGTTGAAATTCTAAGCGAAAGCGGAAATCTTGATATAGCTGACAATACGATACAGATAAAAGATGATAACAAGGTTGCAAGAGTTCAAATAGGTAAAGACGCTAATTCAGACTACAATATGTACGTCTGGGATAAAGCTGGAAATCTTATGTTTGACGCCTTGGGACTTACTGAAAAAGGCGTTACAAGAAAAGTTGTTCGTGATGATGTTGTTCAAGATAATGCTAATATTAATGCAAGTAAGCTGGATATTGAAACATTATTTAATGTTATCAATAACGATAGCACGCATACACTTAAGAGCAATAAAATTTATCTGGACAACGAGGGACAGACACTTAATGTCATTATGCAAGCTATAACAAGTGGTGCTGGCAAAGATTATACTCAATGGGGCGGTATGATGAAAGTTGCTAGTGATTTTATCACTAACAAGTTGTGGTGGACTGAAAATGTTGACAATGAAAGCATTAAGACTAAGTTTTCTACTGTTAATCAAAAACTAGATAGCTACGAAATCACATTATCTGACTTATATCAGCAAACGAATGATAATTTTATGGTGTATACAGTAACAGCAACACCTACAAAAGATAATTACCCTGCCGTTGACTGGTTCATACCTATTTATCCGTCAGATGATTTATTTCCAAGCGATAATCTTACTTGGACTTACAGCAATGATGAATATGCTAAACATCACGGAGCAATAGCGTACAATGAAACAGCTCAAAAAACTTGGCGTTGGACTAAAGATGATAAAGGCAATTGGGGCTGGAAAGAGGTATCTAACACACAATTAGCCTATATGCTTAATCAAAACGCTAGTTTCAGAATAAATTTAGATAACATATCATCATCACTTTCAAGCGTGCAGACAAACTTAAAGAATAATTATAGCACGACTACAGCTATGAATAATGCTATTACACAGGCTATAACAAGCGAAAGCAACAGCATCAAACTAGAGGTGTCGGGAACTTATGCAACTAAGGATAGCGTAGCTAATACGCTTAAGAGCTACGCAACCACAGCTAGCCTTGCAGCTTATATTAAGAAAGACCCAGCAACAGGTGAGCTTAAGAGTGCTATAGAAGCTATTGCAGATACTATCAATATTACCGCAAGGGGTGGGCTTAATTTAAGTGGCAACAGGTTTACGTTAAGTAGCACAAATACTAGCATTACGGCAGACGGAACAATAACTTGTAGCAATTTGATTGCAAACGGCGGAAATATTGGCGGTTGGAAAGTGTCTAAGGATTCAATAAGTACAATATTTAAGCAGAATAATGACTTATTTAAAATTGCATTACAAATACCTGGCGATGTTACACCATATGTTTTTTCAGTTTTTCACGGAACTGAAGATGAGGGATACAGCAAAAGTCCTAATTTTTATATAAGTCAAACCGGTAAACTGTATGCAACTAACGCACAAATTACAGGAAGCGGCTATTTTTCATCTGGCACGATTGGAGGCTGGGACATCAGCAAGTCTTCTATTTATAAAGATTATGGCAAATATAGAACTTATATACAGGCACCCGCTAATTCCGAAGCTTGGGCATTCTCTTGCCAAGAAGAAAGAGATGGGGCATATTATGGTAATTGGTACGTTCGTGCGGATGGATATATGTATGCTTCTAAAGGTCAAATTGGCAATTTCTCAATTGATAATGGTATATTGTCGACATATCAAAATAATGGAATTAAAGGAATGTCGATAGACCAAAATTACATTAAATTCTATTCTTGGGTCGACGATTACGAAAATTATGTAGGTTCGATAACTACTACAAGATACTATACTAGCAATAATGAAGCAAGAAGAGCTTTAGTACTGAATGCAGACTATGGAGATGTTGTCGGAATAAATTGTACTAAGGAGAAAACAGAAAATACGGAATATGAATTCGTTATAAGAATAAACGACGATTTAAACAAATCATTAGAGTTTTTTTCGCCCAATATTTCGATGAATGGCGGTTACCAAGATAATATTAAAAAACCAACGACACTTACAGTATATTGCTATAATCCAAATTCGGGAAAAGACACACAAAATGTCAGAATTACCAATACAGAGGACAGACACTACGAGAACTGCGAACTATCTGTGTACGGAAGTGCTTTTGTGAAATATGATTTGCGATGTTTTGGGTCGATTTATGGAACAATTGCTTCTGATTCAGATGAGAATGTAAAAAAAGATGTTCATTTATTGGATTCGGAAGAGTCTTCTGAATTTATCTATAATTTAAAACCTTGCGAATTTAAAATGATTAATGGCACTTCTAATCGCTATCATCACGGATTTATTGCACAGCAGGTCAAAGAGACTATGAAAGATAATGATTGGGGATTATTTATTGATAAAAAGATTAATAATGATAACTACGAAACACAAGTCTCAGACGAAAACGAAAATACAACTAAAGAACTAACAGCAAGATACGCATTACGCTATGATGAATTAATAGCGGATTTAGTTGCAACTGTACAATCACAGAATATGCGTATTAAAAAATTGGAAAAGCAATTAAGTAATTAAGGGCATCTTCGGATGTCCTTTTTCAATGCAAATTAGGAGGTAAAACACAATGTTAGACATCAACTCATCAATTCAGAAGAACGGAACATTATCTGTTCAAAATTCAGACGGAACACTTAAACAGGTGGCTTATCTGTCAGCTACAATCAGCGAAAGCGGCACAGTTAGTATGTCAGCCAGCTTTAATGATTTTGCGGCATACTTAGCGAATGATACAGCACTAGACAGCGAGCTTAAGAGCTTTCTTGATGGTGTTAAAAACACTTACAAGGCAACATACAGCACAGAAGATAACACAGTTAGTTCAGATGTAACAGGAACAATAGAAAGTGAGGCATTTTAGTATGATTAAGTGTGGAGATTTTTCGGCTTGGAATGGTAGCAACTTAGATTTTGACAAAATGCGTGTGGCAGGACTTACACACGCCATTCTTAAGGTTATCAGACGTGACCTTAATGCAGATGGACAGTTTGAAAACAACTGGAAAAAGTGTCAGTTAGCAGGTGTGCATATTTGTGGAGTTTACAACTATGTTTACACACCTAACGTAGAAGCAGCAGTAACAGCGGCTAAGCGTGTCTTAGAAATACTTAACGGACGTAAAGTCAAGATATGGATGGATATAGAAGATACTTGTATGCAGAATTTAGGTGCGGAGCTTATCGACATAATCAAGGCATATAAGCATACAATAGAAGATGCTGGCTATGAATTTGGTATCTATACAGGTATGGCGTGGTATGGCAGCTACATCGCCCCATATGCTGACGAAGAAATACTTAACTGCGATTACTGGATAGCAAGATACTATCTTGGCTATGACGAAATGGCACTTGATACAGACCCTAACGAAGACAAGAAGCCTAGCGTTGTTAGAAATCTTGTAGGCTGGCAGTATACTTCTAGCGGCGTTGTGGACGGAGTAGATGGAGTATGCGACTTATCTGTATTCTACGGAGAAGATGAAAAAACAGAAGATAGTGGCAATACAGAAGAGGAAGAAACAACAGATAACAACAATGAGCCTGTTAATGTTACATATGCCGCTTATACTGATAGATGGTGGGATGAAGTAACTAACGATAGCGATTGGGCTGGCAAGGGCGATAATACAGCTATTAAGGCTATTGCTATTAGAGTTAGTCGTGGCGAGGTTAAATATAGAGTACATTTACTAAACGGCGGCTGGCTACCTTATGTTACAGGATGTGACTATGACGATTTTGAAAACGGCTATGCAGGTGATAAGAAGCACGATATTGACGCTGTCGAAGTTATCTACTACACACCTAGCGGAGAGGACTACAAGTACGCAAGATATATGGTATCGCCATTCGGCTTAAGAAACTTCTACCCAGAACAGATAGACAACGAAACTAGCAACGGAATGGACGGATATGCTGGCGAATTCGGCAAAGCTATCGACAAATTTCAGATAGTTGTCGAATAAAGTCAAAATAAGTCAACCGAAAATATTTGAAATATACTAAAAATAAATGTATAATGAACTTGTCTTTGAGAAAAGACCCTTAAACATTTTCAAGTTCTGGCAGGCGATATTGTTTGATTGGCGTTGGCAATATCGCCGCTACACTTGACACGATAGAACGTGTGTTCTATAATAATCGTATCGCTATCAAACGTGCAAGGGCAAGAGAGGGGAGTGCGGGTTTATGAGTAATGAGGAATACAGGCAAAAGATAACAAAAATGATTAATAAAATAGAAGATAACTGGATATTAGAACAAATATTTAAGTTTATATGCAATATGACAAAAGAGAGGGCGTAAACCCTCTCTTTCTTACTTTTCGTCTAGCAATTTCTTTGCGATACTTTCCAAGCATTCCCAATCTTTAGGTTCAAGCCTTGCCAATGCACTAACAAGCTTCTTTTCAAAGCTGTCATCGTTTAATTCCATAACTTCATTAACAAAAGCACCAATCTCTTGTTCTCTTGTACGAGATTTAAACATTTTTCCGTTTCCGGTTCGCAGCCATTCTTCATTTACATTAAGAATAGAACATAAAACTTTAATTGATTGTTCTGAAAGATTTCTGTTGCCATTTTCAACTAACGAAATGTAGTTTTTGGTAAGCCCTAGCTTTTCAGCAAATACATCTTGCGACATTTTTAATTCTTTTCGCAAGGCTTTTATTCGCTCGTTCACACTTCTCACCTCCCTGCATATATACAATAACATTAAAATCACACAATGTCAAACTTTTTTGCTAAAATATGTTGACAGGTATTACTGGGTATGATATTATAATCACACAAAGTCAAATAGAAAGGAGATGAAAAAATTGAAAAAACCATCTATTTCAGATGTTGCATTAGTACTTTCAATATTTACTTTACTGTTTCAGATTTTTTGTCATTTTATTTTGCCAAAGCTTTGACAAAATCAATTATTTCTGAATGATGTACAGAAAATTCCATTAAAGCACAGATGATAGAAACAACCACGGAAATCCAACCTTTAATATCGGCTTTACTTGATGTTTTTAATGCGACATCAGCTTGCGTTTTGGAACTTTCAGCAATCTCTTTAGCGGAATCAGCTTGAGATTTAGCGGATTGAGCCATATCGTGAAGTTCTTTGCTTGTCTTTTCAAGATAAGCAGATTGACTTTCTAAAAGCTCATATGGAGATTTGCCTTTTTCATAATTAGGCATTTCCATATTTGGAACTGTTGGTTTGATAAACATATCATTTAAATTTGGATAATTTGGAACATATTGCATAGTAGTACCCCTTTGTTTTTTAAAACACATTATATCACAGAAAGGAAGTGAATTAAATGAGCGAAAAGGAAAAGGAAATCATCAAGAAGCTATCCGATACAATACCAAAACTTGATGATAGCAAGAAAAATTACATTCTTGGTGTCGCCGAGGGAATGGCAATGGTAAGAGAATCAGAGAAAGCCGATAGAAAGGAGCAAACTAATGAATGAAGTCAAGACGATAGAGCTTAGAACACCTATTGAAGTTGCCCTTGATATTGATAGTGAGGGGATGACAACAGCAAGAAAACTGTACAACTTCTTAGGATTAGCACAAGGGCAGTTTTCAAGGTGGGCGAAAAGCAATATTACAGATAATGAATTTGCCACAGAAAATGAGGATTATTGGCGGTTCGACATAGATGTCGAGACACCGACAGGTGGCATAGTAAAGAGAGATGATTATAAGCTCACAGCTCATTTCGCCAAGAAGTTATCTGTTAAAGGTAATTCAGAAAAGGCAGAAGAAGCAAGGGAATACTTCACAACAGTAGAAGAAAGAGTTAAGCAGAAAGCTATTGATGTATCACAGCTTTCACCACAGCTTAGACTTATGAATATGCTTGTTGAAAGTATGAACAAGGCAGAGATAGAGCAGAAGAAACAGGCAGAACAGATAGCCAAGGTTGAAACAACTGTTAACAATATGAAAGAGATTTTTACAGAGCCTATCGGCGATTGGAAGAATGATATTAATGCCAAAGTGAGAGAAATATCTATCAAAAGTGGCATTGATTATCAGGCACTTTATAATCAACTTTACGGCGAGTTGGAAATGACCGCACATTGTAGTCTTAAAAGATTGCAGGATAACAAGGTGGCAAGAATGGAAAAGGCAGGTAATACCAAGACGGCTATAAAAGCGGCAACAACCAAGATTGCTGTTATTTATGATAAGCCACAGCTTAAGGCAATATTTGAGAATATTGTTAAGAGATATGCTATGAAATATTGTGCATAAGGAGATTATATATGGACAGAATAGACGAATTTAATATGTTACAGGGTTTTAAGTTTCTTGAAGCATATGAACAGATTGCTGTTTCTGATGATGGTTCAATGGCAGATGTGATTGTTATGAAATTCTACAATGACAAGAATGTTGCTATTGAAATAACATTTATTGACGGAGAATGGCAGGTAGGTGAGCCATATGCTATTGATAATGATTTTAACCCAATCAATAAAGTTGAAAGAAAGGAGCACGGATGAGAGATTTTATTGAAAATGCCATAAAAGAGGAACTTACAAAAACAACAGAAGGCTGTATGTTTTATGTAAAGCGTTTACATAACTATAAGGATATAGGTGAATTAACTGGTTCTGTAAAAGAATTAATCACACAATATGGTCTATCTGCTTCGGAAGCTCAAGGTTTTTTGGAATATATGAAGATTATTGTTAGTGCTTCTTCATATATTCCTTGTGAAAAAGAAAAGCGTGACTATTCAACGGAAGTCGGCAAGTCAGCACTTTAGAAAGGAACAGGAATGAGAGAACCATACGTGATTAAAGGTGACGAACAGCAAAGAAGTTTGCAAGACTATGTAGAACAGATTGCTTTAGGTGTTGCTGATGATGTAATAAAAGGTGAGAAAAATGAGACAATACAGAGTGAATGTAGAATTCTCAATTCCCTCACCAATGCTTTACTGGCAATTAAATGCTAATAGCCAATGCGAAAAGGATTACCGATTGCTGTGGCTTTAGCTGGCTGCGACTTGATAGTACTCATAAATTCATCATAGTATTTGCGGCACTCTTCTTTGAATTTAGGAACATCACCTTGATAACCACATATTTTAGCAAGAGCATAAAGTTCAGCAAGCTTTGAGTTATCCATTAAATCACCTCTTTTCTATAGGGAGATAAAGGGATTATATCACAATTTTTTAAAATAAGGAGAAGTTTATGGAAGATATACAGGTAACACCACAGTATAGCATATCAGCAGAAGGGCTGATAGCAGAAAGAAACAAGTTAGAAGTCTCTATTGCGGCATACAAGAAAGCAAAGAGAGACAGCAGAATAGCTGAATGTTTATGGATTTTATCAGCAATATTATTTGTTGTGTCAATGATATTTCAGCTTATTAATTAGAAAGGAGTTTTAGCAGATTGATATTTATTATTTCTGAAAAAGGCGAAAGAGAGCAGATTAATGAGGTAGAAAAACTTGAAATTCTGGCACACATTGGCAGAAGAACGAGTTACCTCTTAGGAAGAAATAAGCATTGTGAGCTCTTAAGAAGAGTAGTTGTAAATGACATTTTAGGGCAGTTAAAGCACGAATACGGGTGTGGTTTGAGTGGACTGAAAAAGAAGTACATAGCAGACACTCACGATTATATCGACTGCTACGAACTGCCTATGATAATGAAAGAGAGATATAAGCTATGATACAGGGGTTTATGTTGGGTGTTGTTGTCGGAATGATACTAGAAACTATATGTATTGTAGTTACAACATTAAAGATTAAAGCAAAAGAAAGGAAAGAACAGTATGAAACAGGTAAACGAGAAAGTAATAACAGTACAGGATTGCATTGATATGTACGAGAAAAAGGATATGTATACAGTTATTGACGGCGGTAAAGTTGTTGGATTTGTAGAAAAAAGAGAGGAGAACTAA